CCGGCGGCGCGGTCGAGTTTGATCATGTGGCGGCCTACCGGTCAGGGTTCGAAGTGCGCTCGCGGACAAACGCCAGCAGCTCCTCGTCGGACTTGCCGACTACTTCATCAGGGAAGATAACCACCCTGCCCTTGCCGGACTGGATGGCGATCATGAAAGCGCCCGGGACCTCCGCCTCGGCGCGCACGTTGGCGAGCCAGGCGGTGGTCGCGGGGCTCATGGATTACTTCGAGGCGGTCGATTGCGCGTATTCGATGGCAGCCGGATCTGCATCGACCACGCCTTCAAGCGACTTTACTTGGGCGGCATCGATCTCGACCACGTCATTGCACTTCCCGTGCACGCAGTCGATCAGGACGCGCGCTTTGACTTTTTTGGCTTCTGCCATGCTTGAATCTCCTGTGTTGGCGGCCAGCACCACGCCGGCCGCCTGTTTCGATTAGGTCGCCGAGTTTTGGAAGACCTTGACGGCCGCCGGCTCGAGCAGGTTGCCGCCCGAGCGGGTCCAGCCGCAGAAGCCAGCCTGACCCTTCAGCGCGAATGGCGAGTCGTCGAAGCGACGCATGATGGTGCTGCCTTTGACATCGCGGATCGTATACTGGGTGAAGTCGCCGAACGCGATCGACTTGGCATTCGCGGCCATGGTCGGCACGTCGTCGTTGATGGCCACGGAATGGCCATTCAGCATGTCCGGAGCGCCTTCAGTGATGGCCGGGATCCAGATCGGGCGGCCGACGGTGTCCTTGAGCTTCGACACGCCCTGGACGGTGGTGTCGTTCATCATGTATTTGGCGCCCTTGCGATACGCGCGGTTGACCGAGTGCTTCAGGTCGACCAGATCGTCATAGGTGACGGTCAGGGTCTGGCCGGTAGTGGCAATCTTGCCCACGCCCGCAACGGTCAGCATGCCGAGCGGCTGGCCGGTGCCCGTGCCCACGGTGAAGTGGCGGTTCTGGATGCGCGCAATACGCACTGCCAGGCGATTTACCACGAACGCGACGACGTCGACGGCACTGTCGTTGATCAGCTGCAGCGGCAAGGCCACGGCCTTCGACGAGTAGTTGAAAACCGGAAGAGCGACGGTGCCGAAGGAGACGTCTAGAACGTTGGTCTGGATGTTCTCAGCGACGATCTCACCCTCTTCGCCGGTGCCGTCCGAAGTCGGCCAGTTCATCTGGTCGCCGGTGTTGGTCGGCATGATAGTTGCGACGTCGCGCATGCCTCCGTAGGCCTTCAGGCGTTCGATGACCATCGAGGCCACTTCGGCTGGGACGGTGAAGCCGCCCTCGGAGCCAGTGGTGGTCGACATCGCATTGCGGATCTGGGCGGCCTGCTCGGCGGTCAGGTTAGTGCCATTACGCAGGTAGAGCGCACATGCGACCAGGGCGGTGACCTCCACGCCGTCTTCCGGCTTCTTCGGGGTGGCGTTCTGGAAGAACTTGTCAGCTTCCATCTCGCGCATCTTTTCGAGGTTCGAGATCTGCTGGCGGGCGCCGTTGATTTCGTTCGTGAAACCGTCGAACTTAGCCTGGTCGTCGGCAGTCCAGATCTGGTCGCCCTTCTCGTTGATCAGGTGTTGGGCTTGTTGTGCGAAATTGGAAATCTTCTCGCGCAGGGATTGGATCGTAACCATGTGGGTCCTTAAAAAGAAAAGGGAGCCACACGGGCTCCCAGAAGTTTGAGGCGTCCGGCCTCTGCGGGTGTAGCGCGAGAAGCGTTACGTCGTTGCTTGAATCAGTGCGAGGCGGTTGCGGTTCGCCTGGGCCATCGAGTTGACGACGGGGGCTGGCGCCGCAGCGGGTTCCGGAGCGGTTTCGGAAGTTGGCACCATGACTGCCGCCGGTGCCGGGTTCGGCGGCTCGACCGCCGCCGGTGCGGTCGCCAGCGCCGCCGGCGCTTTGGAGTAGGCCGACAGATTCCATGCGTTCGAAACAGCGGTTTCGCCAGCGATGCTGTCGATGAAGCCGTGCTCGAGCGCCTCGGCTGCCGTCATCCAGGTTTCCGCCTCCATCATGGCGATCACTTCCTCGGCCGGCTTCCCGGTCTTGGCGGTGTAGTCCTCCACGATCGACAGCTCGATCTTCTCCATCAAGTCAGCCGTATCGCGCAGCGCGGACTTGTCGCCGAACGCTGCGCCCTGGGCGTTGTGGATCATGAAGAACGCTCCCTTTTGCATGACGACCTCGTTGCAGGCGACCGCGATGCTGGTCCCGGCACTGGCACACATGCTGACGATGTTGGCGATGGTCTTGCCGGGGAAGTTGCGAATCGCTGCGGCGATTTCCTTGCCCTCAAAAACGCTGCCCCCGGGCGTGTTGAAATGGACGTTGAGGTCCTTGGTCGGGTCGGCCTGATCGATCGCGGCGACGACGTCCGCCGCGTTGGCCTCATACCCAGGCGCGATCACTCCGCGGACGAAGATCGTCTGGCCGGCGGCGTTCGTCACAAGGACGGCGCGTCTTCCAGCCACGGTGGCGGTTGCCGCATTGTCGAGGCAGAGTTGGAAAAATGGATTCATTCAGCTACCTTGTTGTCTGGCGGGTTGTTCGGTTTGTTCGTCGGCGCGGAGCCGTCACGCGGCGCTCGGTAAATCTCGTCGCCACCGTCGATCGGCGGTAGTCGGTGCCCGCGCCGAACTTCGTTCACGGATTTGTAGCCATCCCCCGACCCCGGCCCACCGAGGGCCGATCGGTCGGCCTCGGCTTGGGCCTTGATATCGCCGGCGTACAGTGCCTCACGATGGAATTCGAGGAAGCGACCGTTATTTCGCGGGTAGAGCTTTCGATTCAGCTCCTGCTCGATCTTGCGGAGCCAGGTCTGCAGCGTGTACTGCACGAAGGCGCGGCCGATCGATTCCAGGCCCGTGCCCCAGCTCGTGGAGCCTGTCGATTCGTTGATCATGAAGCCCGGGACACCGAACGCCCTGGAGATATCCATGACTTGAAACTTGCGAGCCTCCAGCAACTGAGCATCTTCGGCTGAGAGGCTGAGCTCCTTGGCCGTGAGTCCCTCAGTCAGGACCAGCGGCAAGCGGTGCGCGTTGGCCAAGCCGGCGTAACGGCTGGCGAAAGCCGCCTGCAGCTGAGTTACCTGGTCCGGATCCATTGTTCCGGCTGCCTGCAGAATAATCGATGGGTGCGCGCCGCCTTCGAAAAATTTGCCGCTGTATTCATCCATCGCCAGGGCGTTACCGATCGCGCTGCGCGCGCCGAACTGGATCACGGACATCGACCGCATGGTCGAATCGTCGAAGCCCAAACCAGGAAAGTGCAGAATGTCGGACGGGTCGAACCAGGTCGAAATCCCATGCGATGGTAGGTTCACGTAATAGCGCACACCCTCGCCAGGAATGCGCATTGGCGACACCGAGCCCCATGGCAGCGGCAGGATTTCGCGCAGCGTGCCGTTCATGCGCCAGCGCAGCAGGCCGTAGGCGTCGCCACGCAGCAGCTGTGCCATACTCACACCCTCCCACATGGAAGCGGCGGTGTATTGCGGGCTCGGCTGCTCATTCAACAGGTACCAGAGGTCGCTGCGCGCCATTCTGGCAGGGATCTCCCCCCCGTCGAGACTATATTCGTGAATCGGCATGCTGACGATTGCGCCGGCGATTTTCGCCACGCAGGCCGCGACCGCTGACACACGCATTGCAGAAGTGGCCGACACGGTAGCGCCGGATTGCGCTACGCCGAATGCCTCCATCACATTCGAGCTGTACTGGGCCTGATTGCTTACTTTCCCGTACGTCGGATCCGTCACGGCCTTTCGCCAGTGCTCAGTGGCGGCTAGCGCGTCGAATAGTTCCATAGGGTTCCTTATAGGACAACGAAGCCCTGAGTAATTTTGGTGCTCTTGGATTCCACACGGTTGATCAGCCCGGCAGCCATCACGGCCGCAACTATCAAGTCGATGCGCCCGGTGGCCTTTTCCTTGTCGAGCTTTCGGCTGCCCGTTCCGTCCTGGACGGTCACTGCGTTACCGGCGCACATCGTCAGCACCTTGTGCCCGTTGTGCGCCAGCTCGCCGTTGAGCAGCATCGTTTCGAATTGTTCAATGGCTGGACTCATGTCCTTGTAGCCCTGCCCGAACGCCTCCATCGGCGGCAGACTGATGCCATCGTCGGACGCCATTTGCTGCAGGTCTTCGATTCGCCAGCGGTCATATCCGCATAGGGTGAGATCGAAGAAGTCGCACATCGCCGACAGCTTTTGCAAGATGATCCGTTTGCTGATCGCACGGCCCGGCGTCGTATCGAGCAGGCCCTCCGCCTTCCAGTCGACATACGGAACCATGTCCTGCTGCGCGCGTCGCGCGAGGTCAGCATCGGGCAGCCAGGCGTACGGCACTAGCTTCCACGGCTCACCCGGCTCTACTGGTTGCACCAGAAAGACCATACCGGTAAGGTCGGTTGTGCTCGACAAGTCGAGCGCAGCAACGGCCCGGCGCCCACGCAGCGATTCGACGTCGTAATCGAGCTTGGCGCCCTTCCAGACTTCGTGGCTAATCCAGGGCGACTCAGCATCCGTCCACTGGCAGAAATTCAGCCGGCGGACCAGAGCCTCTTTCGACGGCATGCCCTTCGCTTCGGTCACCTGCTCCCGAATGTATTTGTATCCGGGCAGGTCCGCGTCCTGAAGGCTTGGATTGGCCTTCGGCCAGCATTCTTCACTTTCGAACGGATCGTCACCCTCGTCTAGCGCGCAGACGTAGGGGAAGAACGCATCATCGATCAGCTCGCCAGATGCAACTTTTGCGGCATATTCGTGTGAGTTCCAGCACGGCGACTTGCGGCTCGCGCCTGCATTCGTGATCACGAAGATCAGCGCTTGGCGCCGGCTCTTTGTGCCGGCCCGCAGCATCTCAAGGACGGTAGCCGTCTTATGTTCATGGTATTCATCGACAAGCGCGACGTGCGGCCGCGGGCCGGATTGGCCATCGTCGCTGCTGATCGGCCGGAAGAACGACCCCGTCTGCAGGAACGCCAGATTCCAGGCCTTCTCGCCAGTGCCGCTCTTGGTCAGCCGCTTCTCCAGCTCAGGCGACTGGTCGTACATCGCGACCGCGTCCCGGAACAGGATCATCGCCTGATCTTTTTTCGTCGCTGCCGAATAAATCTCGGCGCGAGGCTCGCCATCTGCAACCAGGCCCTTCATGCCGACTCCGGCGGCAAGCGGCGACTTGCCACTGCCCTTGGCCGTCTCGACGTAGACGACACGGAAGCGCCGGTACCCGTCGGCGCCCTTCCATCCGAAGATGCTGCCGACGACAAATTTTTGCCACGGCAGCAACTCGAACGGTCGACCTTCGAAGTCGCCGCCGTTCAACTTCAGGATGTCGCGGTAGAACCCAATGGCCTTCAGCGCCTCAGCGACGTCCCACACCAAGCCGCGCGCGCCGCCGGTCGCAATGTCGGCCATGTGCCGCGCGCACTGATTGCGTACATGTGGTCCGGCGATGCGCACGCCGTCTACAACTGACTGGGCATATTCGGTAACCGGGTCAGCCGAAGTATCCGGCGAGCGGGTCTTTTTTCTCGTCGCCATCCGGTAGGTCCACGTTCACTTTTGACCGCGCGGCCGGCGTCAGGCCGAATTCCACCAGGTAGCTTTTGAATTGCGCGTCGGCCGCGCGTAGCTGGTTGACCGCAGGGTTGTTCTTGATGAGGGTGTTGGAGTTTTGGTCAATGGTCGTGTACGTGCGGCCATCGCGCTCGATAAGGTCGCGGCATGCCAAGATGTCGGCGTAGCAGTCGCACAATCGCTCGAGCGCCAGGCCGTCCGCTTCGGTCATTACTCCCATTCGCCTCAGCAGCGTGCACAGCTTCTTCCACACCGCCTTGCCCTTCGCATCAAGGTGCGGCGGGCAAACCAGCGCTTTTGTGCGTGGTTTTGGCTCCTTTTTGTTCAGTGGCCGCTTGCCCGGGTTACCCGTGACCAGCTTGAGCGCACTGGGTATCGGGCGCCTTCCGGCCATGATTTCGGTCCCAGAAAAAAAGTTTCATTTCGCGGTTCTGCGCAAAGAGGGGGGAGCCGGTCCCTTTGGACGAAAGCTCCAGAGATTCGATACCCCCCCCTGCCTATTTTTTAGGCAATGTTGTAGCGAAGCATCAAAACCGAGGGGCGTTGCCGTAGGCACATCAAATCGGCCAACCATCAGGCGCAACGCCCTGCCTCGCCTTCCGTTTCGTCTTCCCCTGCTCGACCTCAGTCTTTACCGCATGGCAGGAGTTGCAGATGGCTTCCAAATTCGATGGATGGTCAGTCTTGGCGCGCGTCCAGCGCAGAGTCGTGGCCTTCGCTTTGCTGACGATGTGGTCGACCGCATGCGCTAGAGTCATGCGACCGGCGCGCTTGCAGGGTTGACACTGGCCGCCGTCTCGCTTCATTACTTCGTTGCGCACCTTTACCCAAGCGCTGTCGTAGCCACGCTCATGGCGCGATTTCGTGCCCCAGACCATTAGGAAACGTGTGTGTCGAACTTAATGCCGCGATCAACGATTGCATCGATCAACTTCTCAACTCGAGACGGGCAAATGGCAGCGCAAATGACCACGGCAGCCAGCGCAGGGCGAACCCACCAGGCGATGCGGGTGCGCAGCTTCACAGTTAGGGTCGCCATCAGCCAGCCCTCGCTGGCGCAAACAGAGCGCGGACAACCTCGCGGACATTGGGCGGCACCTGGCGCGCGCTGTCGACGATGGTCGTCCCCGACCGGCCGTGACCCTTGGCCCGCAGGATGCCGTGCACTTCTTCGCACTCGGCGAGACGCTCGGCAATCTGGTTGAGGCGGTTCAAGTCAACTGCTTGCGCTGGCCCAGCACCAGGCCCGAAGGCAGCGCGCAGGATCTCGGCGCGGTAGATGCGTGCAATGTTATTCATGCTGATGCCTGTTCGCTGGCGGCCCGATGGCGCTCGACCGTGTATCGCAGCCAAGCCAACTCGTCTTCGACGGTCATGCGCATCGCGCACCTCTTGAATAAAAAAGCCGCCGGCGCATTGCTGCGACAGGCGGCGAAGTCCCGGGGTTAGCCGGGGCTGGAGACGCGGGGAATCGTTATAGCTTTCACTTTACATAAGCTATATTTAGGCTATAATACTATCCATGAACTCGATCAACTGGACCCCGAAAGCAGCCAAGCAACTCCGCAAACTGGACAAGCAGGCGCAAGCCCCGATCCGCGATGCGGTGGAGAAGCTGGCAGCGATGCCAAACAGCCAGAACGTCAAGGCGCTGACGAACCACTCAAGCGGCTACAGACTCAGGGTTGGCAACTACAGGGTGTTGTTCGATTGGGACGGTCAGATCAAGATTGTCGAAATCAACGAAGTGAGCAAACGAGATGAACGCACCTACTAATATCCAGATCATCAACGGGCCGGACGGGAAACCGGCCTTTGTCGTCATCCCCTACGAGGAGTATCGGAAGTCCCGTTCCGAAGGCACCATCCCGCATGAGGTCGTGAGCGCCACGGTTGATGGCGCCACGCCGGTGCGCGCATGGCGCGAATACTTGCGGCTAACCCAGTCCGAGGTGGCCGAGCGCCTCGGCATCGCCCAGTCGTCCTACGCGAAGCAAGAGGCCAGCGATTCGCTGCGCCGCTCCAGTATCGAGAAGATCGCGGCCGCGCTGGGCATCACGTTCGAGCAGCTCGATTTCTGATGCCGAACGCTGCGCGTCGGCCTTACCACACTGCTGCCACCTACCAGCCGCACACGTCGACCTCGCGGGCTATGCCCTAGAAGCAAGAGGCAGCAGTGTGGTGACTCGTTGACAGGAGTCAGGCGACCAGCCCCAAGGCTATCTGCACAAGTGGGCGGTAAACGACAAAGCCCGCCGAAGTGGCGGGCCATCTGATGGAACTGCTACACATTTTCAGGGCGAGCGCCGGCTTTACTGCTGGCTGGACTGCTCGACTGCCTCGGGTGACGTTGGCGCCGAAGCGCGCATTACGTGGATCGAGGGATATGTGAAGACCGTAGTTTACGCCCGGAATTTTCGCTTTGCAAGTCCGTTGTATGGCGTGCTCGCACAACGGCCAGCGCCAGTGCCGCTGCGCCCCTTTTTCCGCTTGAGATAGGTGCGCGCATCGGGACGCGCCTGCGGCAGTCCCACCACTACAAGTTCGCGCGCCGATCGCAGGGCAGTCGACGTGAGCGACGGGAGAAGTCCGGCAGGCACTCGCTCCGTCAAGGCCGCGTTCCGCATTGCTGCATCGATCTTCGCGTGCAGCTCATCCACGACGATCATCGAACAGTCGCGGCCCAAAATTTCATCTCGAGGTGCGCAGAGAGTCACCTCAGCGCCTGCATCGGCGAGCAGTCGCCGCAGTGACTCCGCTGATGCGCCCTCGCCAACCAGGACCACGCGCCTCATGCTGCTTTCCGCATCTTCGCGGCGGCACGTGCACTGTGCGCCTGGTACAGGCCTTCCAGCTCGCTGACCATGTCGAGCACCTTCTCCCGCTCAATGGCGCCACCCTGCACCGGCTCGCGGCCAGTGCCGCCGCAATGCGTGCACGCGCGACTCTCGACGATCTTCGTGCCATGGCAACACTCGCATTCACCGCCCAGCCAGTGCGCCAAGCTGACACGCGCAATCTTTGCATACATCGCGTAGGCGGCCTTGATGTCCCACTCGGCCTTGATGTTCATCCACTTGCGCTCGAAGCCCTTGCGCGCCACCTCGCCAGTCCAGACGCGCAGCAGCACGCCCAGCTCCTGCGCCGCACTCTCGATGGCTTGGCGCGGCACGCCATTGATCTTCGCGCGAAGTAGCATGCTGCCGAACAGCTCACCCGATCCGCCAGACAGGTCAGCAAGCGCGGCAGCGGCCAGCGCCTCGGTCTGGTGGTGCTGGGCGTCGTCCTTCAGGTTGGAAGTGCTCAGCGCGTGCAGGTATCGGTCAGCGAACATGGTTTTCTCCGTGGCAATGCACAGTAGATTACCAGCGGCAATAACTTCCTGCGCGTGCCCGAGATTTTCCAATTAGCAATCGTGAGGGGTAGTATATGATTCTTAGAAGTGCACCAAGCCATGATGACACAACTCAAATACCTGCGATCGGTTCAACATGCATACCCTAGAGCCATTAAAAAAGTTGTATGAACGCCTGATTTTGATCCTTTCCTATAAGAACGATGCTAAGAATTTAGCAAGCGCTCGAAACCGCCATCTTCACCAACTCTTAAACGACCCGGATAACCCACTACCGAAAGATTCTTTCATTAGCGGAATGAACTTTTTCTACGGCGACCCGCTGACAGGGAATAAAATATTCTACGGAGCAATTAAGAAAGACGTGGAAAAGGAAATTCAGAGCCTTCAACTTCACCAGAACAAACAATACCAGTGGCTTCTAGCGGAAGCTTATGAAGAATACGAAGATTTCTTAGAGCTGATATATGCCACGGCAGCTTTTTTAGACCCGAACTTCTGGCCGCTTTCGCATTACGGCAACAATAGGCTAGAAGATTTAAAAGGAAGAACTCTAGAATGGTATTTATCAATTGTTAAAAATTCTGCAAATCGCATAACCCCAGAAAAAATCTTGGCGAATTTTAGGAAATATTTGCCGGAATTTGAAGAGGCAGAGCGCAATAACAAATGTGGGTATGATCTCCGCTTTCGTATTGCTCTGATTACTCAAACGCGGCACCACATCGTGCATACGGGCGGAACAGTTGGAAATCGCGAAGCCTTTTCAGAAAAGATAATAAATGCATCTATCAGGCCAAGTGAAGATAAAGTTGCCGAGCTAAGATACGAAATAAACAGCTTGTTTGGCCTTATTCCTCCTTACGATAATATTATTACTCTCTTAGAGCAGGAAATTGATAGCGAATCACGCATCCCTATATATCACGACGTAATGGAAAACTATTGCAGGGACCTATTAAGCAGCGCACATTTGATTACATATTCACTTAAAGTCCATTTGGAAAGGTTGAAGGACGCAGGTTAGCAACCTACAGTCGACTATTAGAAGTCCTCGAATCTCCATCCGCCGCCATCTTTTTTTGCCTTGACCTGCACTGCAATGAATCGTATTGGATACAGGTCGGCGGCAATCTTAATCTTCGCGCGTGCATCGTCCTGCCAAAACCCCTTCACCTCGTGCATCTCCAGCGCGCCGTCGGCTAGCATGACGGCGAAGTCTGGGGTGTAGAAGGTGTTGTCGGCCAGCCGCAACTTCACGCCCTCGAACTTGAACCACGCCACCTCGCCTGCGTAGCGCCGCTGGTCGAGCGTGGCGGCGTACGCGGCTTCGGTCTTGTTCATCGTGCCGGTCTTGAGCCGGCCCAGCGCCTGGAGCGCGCGCTGGCGGGTCATCGCTGCACCAGCAGCTTGGCGGTTACGGCGTCGACAATGGCGTGTCGCAGCAGCCTGTCGTCCCCCTCCCCTTCCGATCGGGCGCGCACCATGTTGAAGTCTGGCAGCGCCGTGATAACCGCGCAGCTGTCGTGTACTTGGAACGCGAGCACGTGCTCGGCCATCAGCGACCCGCAATCCTCCCATCTGCCGGTCCAGTCCGGCACGCGCGCTTGGTTGCGGCACTGCGGTGCGCCCGTCGGCGGCGTGCCGAGCAGCGCGCCGCCCACGTTAAAAATCCCTGTCCAGCCCAGCGCCTCGGCCAGGCGACGGTTTGCATCCAGTTCCTGCTGTCGCATATCATCCCTTCTCGTTTTTCGGTTGCTTCTTCTCGACCCATGCCAGCCGCTCAGCCACGTTCGGCGCCGGCACGAAGCGCTCGCATGCCGGCGTCTTCCATGGCAAGAACGGAGCGATCTGGTCGGCCCGGGCGCCAGCGCGGCTGGCGCAGCGCCCGATCCCGACCTTCGCGTGCTCCGGGTATTCCTTCACCTTGAAGTGGCCGCATAGCGCGCAGGTTTTGTTGCTCACGCGGCCCTCGCCGGCGGCGGCTCGCGGCGCACCAGGTCTTTCAGTGAGCCGATGCCGTCAGGCTTGCGCGCGCGCTGCTCCGGCTGGGCGGGCACGGGCGGCGTGGCCACCGGCCGAATCGGCGAGACGGCGGCCGGGGGCGCGAGTGCAGGATCCATGGCGACCTCGATGCGGGCCTTGAACTGCCCCATGTACTCGCCCGAACGCGGTGCCAGGCCCAGCTCGGCGCCTTTAGCCAGGATCGAGGCATCCGACGCCCACCAGGCGCCGCCGGCGGCGAGCTTGGGCTGGCTGGCCGGCGCGGTCCAGTCGGCCGCGAAGTGCTCGCCCGGCCCGAAGAACGTCGCCGCCTGCTTGATAAACACCGGCTCGATCTTCATCGCCTTGACGTAGGCGGCGTATGCCTGGGCGCCGGCCAGCATTTCCGCCACAGTCGCGCCGTCCTTGAGCCGGGCGGCCCAGGCCTTGTGCGCGGCCTTCTTGCTGTCGCCGGGCCGGTCCGGGTATGCTTCCCAGGCGGCCTCAAAGTCCGCCGGGTAGTCGTTGCGCTTCAGCTTGGTCGGCGCGGCGCCGCCGGCGCGCAGGCGGTCCAGCTCGTCCAGCAGCTGGATAACTGTCGACGACTTCAAGTGCACGCTCGGCGCACCGGCAGCCAGGCCACGCAGTGGGGAGTAATCACGCATGGGCCACCTCCCCCTGGCGCTGGCGCTGCGCCACCTGGTGCTTTGCCCACTCCCCCGCGATCCAGGTCACTCCCTTTGGGGTGAAGCGCGCCGAGTTGAACGCATGACCGCTCTCCGCCGTGCCGGCCTTCACGCAGAAGCGGCCTGCGTCGATGTGCTGGGCGTGCGGCGTCAACTCGCTGCCAAGCCGGTACAGGATCTTCTGGTCGATCAGGAACTCGCGGAACAGGTTCTCTTTCGCGGCCAGCAGCTTGGCCACCTGGCGGAAACCCTTCGTGCCAGTCGAGTCGGCGTAGCGCTCGACGAACTCCACCGCCGGCGCGGCGGCGGCGAGCTGCTCGGCCTGCGCCGCGATCAGGTCCTGCTGGTCGGCCGCCAGACGCAGCGCTTCCGCGAACGTGCGCGGCAGAGCCGGCGCCGGCGCGGCCAACTCCAACTCCTGCCAGCGGTCGACCAGGCGCGCGGTGAACTCAGGCGACAGCTGCGCCACGATCACATACGAGTCGCGCTTGCCGACGCGGTATTGCCGGATGGTCTTCGGGCCAGGGCCGTCGTTCGGGACTTCCTCAGATTGAGGGGGTGTGATCGCGCCGCGCGCGGCCAGGCCCTCGATCGTGCGCAGCACGTTGTCGTGCCGCTTCTCGACCAGGTCGGCGATCTCGCGGCTCGACATCGTGACGTCGGCGCCGCCGGTAGTATGCAGTGTGAGCATGCTTCCCATGGTGTTTCCTTTCTATCCTTGGCGCCGCCTCAGGCGGCATCCCTGTAGACGTGCCCTTCATCGATCCGCCGGCGCACCAGCTGCAGCGCAGCCACCGTTTCGGCGCGCGTCGCCACCTGCATCTGGGCGTCGTGGATCGTCAGGGCGGCCTCGATGTCGCGCAGCGCGTCGCCGTCGAGGCGGAAGTTGCCGCTGCTGGCGCTCCGGGTCTTGGCCCGGAACGCGCCGGCCAGCGCGCGGACGACGGTCTGCTCGTGCTCGGCGCCGATGTCGGCCTCGGTCATGGCCATCGCGATGTTCAGTGCCGTGACCACGCACGACCAGGCTTCCTCGGTGGCCGCGCCGGTGCGAAGCTGCTCCAAGCTGAGCCAGTACGCCAGGCCCAGGTCGGAGAGCTGGTCACCGGCCAGCGGCGCGGCATCCTGGCCGCGCGCGACGCACTTGGCAATGGCGGCCAGGCCGCCTGCCTGCGCCACCAGGCGCGGGCGGTACTTCTTGTTGCGCGGCTTCTTCACGCTGCCTCCCGCTCTGGCTGGGCGGCGTCCATCGCCTCCATGTCGAACAGCGACGGCATGCTGACCTCGCGCTCCATCGCACGGCAGTAGTGCACCTGGTCGGCGAAGTACGCGGGGTTCAACTCCGACCCGGCGCCGCGCCGGCCCAGCTTCATGGCGCGCACCGGCACCGTGCCCAGGCCGCAGAATGGGTCGAAGACGACGTCGCCCGGGTTGCTGTAGCGGCTGATCAGGCGGTCCACGATGTCGATCTGGAACGGGCACACATGGTTCTCGACCGCGCGCGCCGACTGCTCGCCGTTCAGGGTGCGCATGCGCGCGATGTCGTGCCACACCATCGGATCGGCGCTGCCGGGCGCCAGGCTCATGAAGGTGGCCGGCAGCGTCTTGTTCGCCAGCATGGCCTCGCCTACCCGAACGTGGAACTCGTAGTCGTAGACGTTGGCCAGCGACAGCTCGGTGAACATCTTGGCCAGCTTGCCGGGCCCGTAGCTGGCCAGCTCCTCGGCGCTCAGCAGGCGGTCGCCGCTCGAGCGCCAGAATGCGTGCGCGTCAACCTGCCAGCGTGCCACGCTGTAGCCAGTGCCCGGGAGCGGCGCCAGGCGGCGATCGAAGTCGACCGGCGCGCCGTCGTCGTTCTGGCAAAGCGGCTTCGCCTTGGTGACCGGCACGTCGGCATAGCCGCGGCTGCGGTCCGTTTGCGGCTTGTGGAACAGCAGGATGTATTCGGGCGACCCGACGCCCATCTTCGTGCCGTCCTTGCACACCTCGGAATAGCCCAGGCGGTAGGTCTGGTTGTTCTCGCGCACCACGTCGGTGACGACCGTGATCATGCCCATGTAGTCGAAGCCGTGCTTCATGCCGTGGAACAACGCCTCTGCATGGAACGGGCTGACGGTCGGGATGCCAGCGCCGGTCACGTTGCCGAAGTTGATCCGGTCCTTCACGTGGCAGGCGTAGATGCGGCCAGGCTGCAGGATCCGGTGCAGCTGCGGCGTCAGGAAGTCCATCTGCTCCCAGAAGTGAGCGTTGTCCTGGGTGTGGCCGAAGTCGTTGTAGCTGGGCGTGTACTCGTAGTGGTTCGCGAATGGGATGCTGGTCACGATCAGGCCGACCGAGTTGTCCGGCTGCTCGAGCGCTTCCAGCACGCAGTCGTTGTTCGCTACGGTGAAGCGCTCGCTCTTGACCAAGTGCCGTTCGACGCCGATGGTGCGCGCCAGGCTGTCCTGCATCGACAGCTGGTCCAGGCCGTAGGTGCGGATGATCTCGCCCATCTTCTCCTGCATCTCGTCGTGCCGGCGCCATTTCTCCTGCAGTTCGGCCAGCACGGCGCGCTCGACCTCGGTGTGGATGATGTCGATGCGCACCGGGTGCGTCTGCTGGAAGCGCTGCACGCGGTGGATGGCCTGGATGAAGTCGTTGAACTTGAAGCCGATGCCGGCGAAGATCTCGCGGTGGCAGTGCACCTGGAAGTTGCAGCCGCTGCCGGCGATGATCGGCTTCGTCGACAGCAGTTTGAACTTGCCGTCGCTGAAGTCCGCGATGCGCTGCTCACGCTCGTCCAGCTGCTGCGTGCCCCACACGCTGACCGCTTCCGGCAGCGCCGCCTGGATAGCGTGGCGCTCGTCCTCGAGGTCGTGCCAGATCACGAAGTGGTCGTCCGGCGCGGCGCCGACGATCTCTGCCACCTTGGCGACGCGCGCGGCCAGGCTCTGCCGCTTCTCGCCGGCGGCCGCCGACAGGCCCATAGCCACGTTCGGGATCAGCAGGCCCTGCCCATTCTTCTCGTTGCCAGCGGCCTCGTAGTCGCTCGGCACCTCGTGGTAGTGCACCTCGAGCGGCGGCAAGTCGTAGCCCTCGTCCGAATGGCCCAGGTCGCTCGGGCGCCGGATGAAGCACGCCCAGCTGGCCACCCACAGCCAGAACTCGGTTTCCTTGTGCGGGTACAGAGTCAGGTTGCCCGCCTTCTCGCTGTCGCGCTGGAAGAAGCGCGTCAGGGCCTGGCCGGTGTCCATGACGCCCAAGAAGCCGGCATAGTGGATCAGCTCTTTGAATCGGTTCGGGCTCGGCGTGGCCGTGAACACGAACTTGAACTCGACCTGGTCGAACAGTGGCAGGAACTCCTGGTAGGTCTTGCTCCCGAAGCTGCGCAGGATGCTCGCCTCGTCCAGCGATGCGGCGCCGAAGCGGCGCACGTCGACCTTGCCATCGCGCACACTCTCGTAGTTCGTCATGTAGACGGTTTCGGTGCCGCCGATTTCGTCATCGGAGCGGATGAACTTCAGGTCGACCGCGCAGTCGCCGGTGAACCGCTTCGCCACCTCGCGGGTGAACTCCTGGCGCACGCCGAGCGGCAGCACAATCAGACGCAGGCACGGCCGGTGGATGCCGATCTGGCGCATCACCTCGAGGTTGGTGCTGGTCTTGTGCAGGCCGAATGAGGCGAAGATGGCGCGCTGGCCACCCTGCAGCGCCCACCGGACGATGTCGCGGGTGTGCGGCTTGAGCGCCGGGTTGATCTGCTCGAGCGCCACGTCGAAACCCTTGCGCGGCGCGAGCTTGATCTTCTTCCGGAGGAACTCGTTGTATTCGCTTAAAATCTTGGCAGACATAATTACTCCGTAGTGATTTGTTCAGAGGCCGTGCCGGCGGCAACCGTCGCGGCCTCGCTATTCGAGAGCAGGCCCATGGCCCGCAAGATCTGTTGGCTTTCCACCCTGGCCGCGTCGAAGCGCGCGTCGACCGCCGCCCGGCTGCCGCCGCCAGCGGCGTACCCGCCGTCCAGCCATGCATGGCAGTCCGAGCAGCCGTAGCAGCCCTGCTCGTCCGGCGCTTTCAGGCTCATGCCCTTCCCGTCCGCCAGGCGGTTCGAGTGGCACCAAACGGTGGTCTCGGGGTTGCGGTTGCAGATGCCCGGGAAGCGCAGTGTGCAGTCCTGATCGCGCGCGGATGCGCGGATCGGCGTCATCTTCGGGCGGCTCGGCTTCGCCAGCTTCGGTGGCTTCTTGGGCTTCGGCTCGCGCGCCCGGGCCTGTGCCTGCACCGCGGCGACGCGCAGCATGCCGGCGCCGGCGGCCGCCGCCTTGAAGCCGGTGCCGCGCGCCATCGGCGCCTTGCGCTGCAGGGACTTACCCTGCTTGAGGGGTGAGCGGCGCATCATGCTACGATTCCAATCCCAAATTCGGAGAAGACAACATGCTTGATGCAAAACCTCGCCACTACGGGCAATACGTCATCGTCACCAAGGTTTGGCCCGCCTCGGCTAACATGCACCAGTCGTCTTTTACTGTGCATAAAATGCAGCCGGGCAGTGAGACACAGCACCTCCCTCAAGTGCACCAAGAGGGCCGTGAAGGCGGGATGGTGTGCGAAACGGCAGCACAGGCCGAGCACGATGCATGGGAGCGCGCAGTTTCTTGGATTGATCGGCGAACTGACTGAAAGCAACGTCATGACGCCACCCGCTTGAACTCGACCACCCACACCCAGGGGTTGGCGTCCCAGCTTCCGGCGCCGTTGATCGAATCCCACAGCTTTTCGTATGCCTGCGCTGGCGACGGCCCAATCGGCGGCTTGGTGCCGGCCGTCACGGCTTCCTCGAACAGGCACCTCCACGCCGGGAAGTGCTCGCGGTCCCACGCTTGGCTGCGGACGTGTGCCATACCCTCGGCGATCGCGTCGACCTCGCTGATGTCCTGCAGCCGCTCGACGCGCACCGACACCACCTCGAGCAGGATGCGGCTGGCCCAGCGCGGCATGTGGATGCTGGGGCGCCAGCGGCAGACCCACTCATCGTCCATGGTCATGAACTCGGGCGCAGCGCCGCCGTCGGCTGCGTACTGGCAAAATTCCGGGCTGTTGAACACTTCCGGATCGGCCCGGTACTCGGACTCGCGGTCTCCGTCGAACAGCGGCCCTTGGAACGTCTCGCGCACCCAGAGCCGGTCGCCGGGCTGGCCGTAGGGGCAGGCATGCCAGTGGTCGGCGGCGGTGTCCGGGTGCTCGGACCAGGGCCAGCGACTACCATCGGCGCGCTCGCCGATCTCCTGACACCGCACCTTCAAGGCGCGCCGCGTCTGCGTCTTGCTGCCGTCGAGCAGCGCGCGCACCATGGCGCCGCTGAACAGAATCGGGCGCTCTTTCACCTGGCTGCTCACGACTGACCTCCGCCCAGGCTCTTGAATGACGCTTTCTCACGCACTGACCACGCCGGGATGTCCTGGCGGATGCCGCGCGAGTTCGGCATGTACTTCTTGCTCAGCGTCGGGCGCTTGAATACGTCGTCTGCTTCACGCATGGCGGCGATCTGGCCGACAGGGCGAACCCTCTCACCCTCCAGCTGGTCGTAGTGCGCGCGCGCGTACGCGCTGATGTTGACTTTGCCGTCAATCTGCTCGATGAGCCAGCCGCTACGGATTGCGCGCTGCAGCGTGTCTTGCTGATGACCGGTCTTGTGGCCCATGTCGACCTTGGCGAACAGCTCGTGCTGGTTCATCGGGCCATGCTTGTGCAGGTGTTCGCCGGCGACGTACGAGGCAGTGCCCCGCTTGGCGCGGCCGGTGGTGTTGGTACTGGCCATGGTCGGCCCTCCGAAAAGTGATTTTTGCGATGCGGTCGACACTGACTGCTCCGGGCAACCGCAGACGGCGCAGTCCAGCGATGAGTGGCGGATGCAGGTCATGCGGCCACCCCAGCGATCTGGCGTTCGTGAGCAAAGTTCGCGCGGATGAGCGCTTCCGACAGCGGCGGGCAGACGCTGTTGCCACACATGCGCACTTGGGCCGACTTGGTCAGAGGGATCCGCGGCAGCGACAGCGGGTCTCCGTCCACCTGCTCACCGCCCACGAACAGCAGCTCCGGGTCCGGGATTTCGTTGATGACGTAGTCGGCTGGGAAGCCCTGTGCGCGATATAGCTCGTGCGGCGCCAGCATGCGCAAGCCAATGTCCACGATCTCGTAGTCTTGGCCGTGGATCGTGACCAGGCCGAAGCGGTCGCGGCTAGTAACGGTCGCGAGCGGCGTGCCGGGTGTCTGATCCTGGTCGGTGCCGTAGTAAGCCAGCAGGAAGGCGCGCACCTCTGCGTGATGCAGGCCGCCGGCGCTGATCGTGTGCAGCGGCTCGTCGGCGCCGGCTGCCGTACTCGTGCCGCGGAGCTTCACCAGGCTGCTCGACACCAAGGCCGACTTGCCTCCGCCACCGGCCGTGACCGTGCCGAGCGGGGCGCTGGCGGCGTGGCCAACGCTCTGCCCCATGTCGCGCTGGATGTGCGCGGTGACGATGCCAAGCGCGTGCGGCGCGCCAGCAGGATTCTCTTTCGGGCCAGCGGTTATCGTCGGCACCGGCTCGGCCAAGTCGCTGCCGGTCGAGCCGGTGCGGAACTTGGTTAGGTGGGCCATGACCAGGCTGTGGTGGTCCGAGCTGGTGACGGTGCCGATCGGATCGTCGAGGTCCGAGCCGACCACTCCGGTGTAGTGCTTCGCCAGGAAGGCGGTGGCGATCGCCGTGTCGGCCTTGGCCGTGATCGTGGCCGCCGGCTCGTTGGCGCCGCGCGGGCGGCTGTCACCGGCACGGCCGCCGACACCCACCAGGGCGGCCGAGACCAGACCGAAGTGCCCGCCCTTCACCTGGGCGCAGACCGTGCGAAGCGGCGCATCGGCCGGCATCACGCGCTGATTGCTCGCGTTGGCGTGCTCGTTGAGGAACGCGGTGACCAGCGCAGCCTTCGTCGAGCCGACCACGGTGCCGAGCGGCTTCTCGATGTCCAGCGCGCGCGGCGCCTGGCCTTCGCGCTCGCCGTAGCCGACCTGAACCATCGTGGCCGTGGCCAACGCCTTCTCGCCGCGCTGCGCGCCGGTGATCGTGCGGAACGGCTCGTGCACGGACTCGCTGCGGTCGCTGCCCTGGTGCGTGACCGGGACGATGGACGGCACGACCACAGCGCGATGGTTCTCCGTGGTCAGGGTGCCGAACGGCTGGCGCGCCGACACCGGCTTGCCGGCGTAGATCGGGCCGCCCTGTCCCACGATGAACGGCTCGGCCGCGTCGACCACGTAGCGCATGATGCCCTTCGCGATGCGGCGCAGCGTGGCATCGGCCAGCGGGCGCTTGCGCGTGAAGATCGAGGGGCACGCCAGCGACCAGTCGATGCACTCCGCCGCGGTGCGGTACGGCTGCAGCTTGCCGGCACGGACGCCAGGCGAGTCCGGCGCGCCGTTGGTCGGCGCCGGCCAGATGATCGGCAGTCCGTCGCGGCGCGCCACCAGGAAGAAGCGCTTGCGGATGGTCGGCGTGTCGTAGTCGCTGGCGCGCAGCTCGCGGTGGTCGACCTTGTAGCCCTGCGCCTCCAGCTGACGGACGAACGATTCGAACGTCTTGCCGCGCTTAGCCGGATCCGGTTTCCAGGCGCCGTGCTCATCCTGGATCAGCGGGCCCCACGTTTTAAATTCTTCAACGTTTTCGAGCATGATCACCCGGGGCTTGCATTTCGCCGCCCAACGCAGCGTCACCCAGGCCAGGCCGCGAATACGCTTTTCGACCGGCTTGCCGCCCTTGGCCTTGCTGAAGTGCTTGCAGTCGGGGCTGAGCCACACCAGGGCCCCCGGCTGGTTGCCGGTCACCTCAATAGGGTCGATGTCCCACACGCTCTCGCACAGGTGCTTGGTGCGCGGGTGGTTGATTGCGTGCATGGCCAGCGCCTCGGGATCGTGGTTGATCGCGATGTCGACTGGGCGGCCGAATGCGGCTTCCAGACCGGTGCTGGTCCCACCGCCGCCGGCGAAGTTGTCAATGATCAGCTCGTGACCCAGGTCCAGCTGCATGGTGATGAGGTCGCGCTTCATGCCCGCGCCTCCGGTGCGCGGGCGCCGAACAGCGCAGCCACCAGCGGATCGCGCGCCACCGGCGCCGAGTGCAGCCGCACCGAGTAGTGCACGTCGTCCCTCATGATGTGGATGTGGCGCGCCGGGTCTCCCGCGGCGACGTCCTGCGCGCGCTTCGGCACGCCGGTCGGGCGCGACACCGGCATTGCCGCCAGCTGCGCCAGGTAGGCCTGGGCCTGCGCCGGCGTCATGGCGATGAAGTACACCGGGCCATCCTGGGTGCGCACGATCGACACGCGATCACCCAGCTCCTTGACGTACTTGCGTACGCCCGATGGGCCCATCGCCAGCAGGTCGCCAATTTCGTCGCGGCGCAGCGAGCGCACCAGCAGCGCGGCCACTAGGCGGCGCATCTTCTCGATTCGCTCGGCGGTCTGGCCAGGGGTGACGTAGCGGGCGCGGGTCATGCTGCGCTCCTTGCTTGATTGGCAGCGGCATCGGCGACATGAAGGTCGGCCACCCAGGCTGGCGTAGCTGACTTGAGCACGTCGTCACGCATCGGCATTAGCACGCCAACGAAGTCGGGCTCCACCGGCAAGCGGATCACGGCGCTTCCGTTCGGATCGCCATTCACGTTGAAGAACTGCATGCCGCAGTAGATCGTCCGGCCGCTCTGTTTTGCAGCAGCGAGCGCAGCCTTTTCTGCTGGCGCCAACACCGAAGCGCTGTACGTGCCGAGCAGCCCGGGCTGCAGGGTTTCGATCTTCGGGATCACTCGCTCATAGCGCGGGAAAGTGCCTTCGATGTCGGGCTTTCCGGCCTGGATGTACACTTCCTGCCCGGTCTTATCGATTATTGCCAAGCGGCCGCCGATCATCACCACTTCGCGCTCGCCAGCCAGGCCGACCGCGCAGGCCTGCTGCATGCGCGAGTCGAAGCGCAGAATTACTTCGTGCTCGCACACCGCGTGACGATCATGGATGGCACCGAGCGCATGGCCATTCGTTGCAACGATGATCGCGCCGCCGTCCTTGTGCGGGCGCACGTTGACGCCGTTCAGGTAGTAGCGGATGTCGGCCTTCGCCATGAATGGAAGAATCAGGGGAAGCAGCTTTGCCGTGAGGCGAAGCTTGGCGTGTTTGTCCTCGCTCATGCCGCACCGCCGATCACGGCGCGCGCGGCCGCATTCAGGTCTGCATCGGTCAGGGTGTGGCGGCGGGTCTCGGTGATGTAGACGACGTCGCCGGCGCGCAGCCAGTCGTTTTCGATGACCAGCTCATTGAGCGTCGCAGCCTCTGGCTCGATCGGCTCGACCGTGTAGAAGGTCACCGGCGCAGCGCCAGGCGAAGAATGATCTTCACCAGCGTGCACCGCCGGCGGATTTGATTGTGCTAACATTTGGTTTCCTCTCAAGGATTCGCTTCACTAAGCCCGGTTGCACCCGGGCTTTTTCACTTCTGGCTTTCAGCCATCTCTGCCTGGATGCGTGCCCACGCTTCGGGGCTCATCACGTGGCTTGGCTCGAGCGGCGGTGCCGCGGTTTCATTCGTCTCGGGTTGATCCATCTACTCTCCTCATGTGATCCGGCGCAGGCCTGTGGCCTCGCGCCGCGGTATCGTGGTATCGGTGGGGAATCGACTACTCCGCCAGTTGGCGAATCTCTTTCACGGGCATGCCCAAGTGCTCGTGGATACTCAGAATCAGGGTCGGGCCCAGGTCGGCGCCGGCGCGAAGCTTGCTGATCTGGCTCGGGTTCACGTCCAGCTCCCGCGCCAGCGCCGCGTCGCTCTTGATCTGGAAGCGCTCACGCAGCGTGTCCAGCAGCTTCGATACGTTTTTCAAGTCGTTTCCCTGGTGTTGTTGGTGGCGGCGCCATCCCGCCGCCTGGGTACTACCTACGTCGACCTGTGCTGGAGAAAACCCTTCTCGAGCTTCTCCACTGCTTCAGCCAGTTCGTTCCCGTCCTGCCGGTGGCGCGACTGCGCGCGCTCACGACCCGGGCCAGTAGCAGCCGCCTTCGCGCGCCGGCTCGACGCCCAGCTGCGCGCCTTCGCTACCACCTTGTCCCGCTCTTTCTGATCGCTCTCCTCGTCCATGCTTTCACCTCTTGTAATTCGCTTTTCGATGCACCCAAAACCCGGAATCCTTTAAACCCGCATTGGAGGCTTGACGGCGCCGCCACGGCCCCGGCGACCGTTCGCCGCTGGCCATGCCCGCGGCAGGCCCGGTTTAGGCATATGCCCTACCCCGACCGTCCGGGTACGATGTGCAGGGTCGAGTCCACGGATGGAAGCCGCCAGCTGCTGGAGCCCCAGGCCGATTGCGGCGCTCATCGACAGGCCAACTGGATCGAACACGGCCTTGTTGGCGAGATAGACATCCGGCGACAGATAGCCCTTGACGGAAATGGTTTTGGCGTTCGGGTTGTTCATGGTTTTCTCCTAGTGATGCGGGTTACAGGAAAGGGTGAATCGATGTGACGATCAAGCGATCTACTCGGGCGGCGCCGGCGCAAAGCTCAGCAGCTTCTCGGCGTTCGGCGGACTGCGTCCGGCGCGGCCAGGACCGGCAACAGGATCCGTGGCACGGCGGTTCTCATGAGCGAGCTCGGGCCAGATGGTTGCCCAGTCAATCGGAAAGAGCTCTTGCCGCGTGACTGCGCCATCGGTGGCCTTCTCGATCGGCGCTCCGAAGTGAACCGGCACCGGTCGCGTGCCATCGGCCCAGCGGCTTACATCTGGAGAGTGGGCGCCGATGGCCTTCGCCAGTGCCGCTGCCCGGCCGCGCTCCTGAGAAAGATAAGTTTTGAGGTCCATGTGACGATATTAGCCTAAGGCTAAATATTTAACAAGCCTTTGGCTCATGTATTTTTTTAGCCTTTCGCTATTTAATGCCCATATGAAAACAACAGAACAGATTCGCCGAGAGAACCTGCTCGTACTCGTCACCGAGTTGGGCTCGGTGAAGGCACTTGCTGAACAGGTCGATCGATCCGAGGCTCAGGTCAGCCAGTGGATCAATGGCTCCATCAACTCAGGCACAGGCAAGCCACGCGGCATGGCTGCCAGCTCGTGCCGACTCGTTGAAACGCGATGCTTGAAGCCTGTTGGCTGGCTAGACGCAGATCACGGTATTCCCAAGGAAGATAAGAAGTTTGATGAGAACGTTTCACCGGCGCGCCTCGGCGGCCGTCCAATTCCCGTGATTTCGGCCGTGCAAGCTGGCGCGCTCAAAGACATGGAAACGCCGTACTCACCAGGGGCTGGCTTTGCGGTCGAGTACACGGACGATGAGAATCTTTCCCGCTGGGCGTTCAGCCTCGAGGTCGAGGGCGAGTCGATGACGCCGGATTTCCGCCCTGGTGACCGTGTAATTATCGACCCAGATCTGGCACCGAACCCGGGCGACTTCGTCGTCGCGAAAAACGGTGGTGAGCAGGCGACCTTCAAGAAGTATCGCCCACGCGGCATGGATGCGCGCGGAAACACGGTGTTCGAGCTGGTGCCGCTCAATGACGACTACGCTACCCTGCGCAGCGACACTGACCACCTGGTCGTGATTGGCGTGATGGTCGAGCACCGTAAGCGGTACCGGCGCTCGCGCGGATGACCCGGGGCCAAGCTTTCCCCGACGTCGACGCCTCGGCCGGCACCATCGCAGTACGAGCAGTGAAGCTACGGCTGCGCGCCGGTATTGCTGGCTTCGAAGTTGAGCCTGAAATGTTCGGCGCGAACTCCATTCCGGTACCGGCTGCTGTGGTGCACGACCTGGGAGCTGATTCGATGCGCCTGCTGGCCCTGCAGGTTGCAGATCGAGGCCTGGAACCTTTAATTTTCGAGGACGATTGGGTGGTGATCGACACTGGTGATACGGCGAAGCGAAACCGAGAGGTATATGCGGTGAACTGGGATGGCGAGGCGGTTGTGGCGCAGCTGATCCAACGCGGCGGCCAGTGGTATCTCAACTTCCTTAACCCGGACTTCAACCCGATCAATGCTCGCAGCGGCCAGATGAAAGTGGTTGGCCGCGTGGTGTATCAGCTTGGCAGGCTGCTGACCGGGCGCCTGTAGCTCCGCCGCGCCCAGAACTTACTGATAAAGCGGGCGGTTCGGCCAACCCCAACGCGAATCGCGACCAGGTTCCGCGATCATGGCAGCGGACTGGACGCATGAGGACGTGCACATCAAGTTACTTTGCTCTGCAAGCATTGGCTGCAACACAAAATTTGTATCCAGTGTGGCGCACGCGGCCCATTTGAGGGAACTGGCCGAAAGAAAAGCGAAGGACGCGGCACGATCGGCGACTCGGTGAATATTGGCGAGATTTCAGCGCAAAGCGCTCAGCTATACTTCTGCAGCGAACTGGCACGCCTGAATGTCAGATATCTATGGGACAACATGAAAAAATTACTGACTACCTGCGCCGTAGCGGCGATGGTCTCGGGATGTGGCGGCGGCGGTGACAGTAGCCCTGCAGCCCCAGTCACTTCGGCCCCAGTCAACAAACTCGCTGCCTATGTCGGTACCTGGGTAGCTAGGTGCGATGACCACGAGTTGATGGAAGCTACGATTACCAGCCCTGCAATAAACACCCTCAAAATCGCGTCGCGCTCGGACTATTACGCCGGAGCGAACTGCACTGGAGCCATTGTCGCTACCGAAACTGAAAGCGGCGAGATTACTGCGACGTACGTCGAGACTATTGACTCATCCATTGTGCTATCCAACGGCGCAGTGGCGACCCCCGGTAAAGTCGACAAGATCACGGCAAGCAGGACCGCATCTACCAGGTCGATCACTGGCACGGGCGTTACTCGAGTAGTTGCCAATGGTCAGCCTCAGTGGTGCATCAACTTCGGCAATGGTAGCCAGAGTTGCGTTCTGGATGAAGGAACGGATCCTGCCCAGAGCGGCATTGTGGGCGGTCTGTATATTCAGAGCAACGTGTTCTACGAGCTTTTGCCCAAAGGGTCGTTGTACGAGGCTTACGGCCGTTACACCAAAAAATAATCGCCGCCGAACTATACTAGCCCGCACAAGCGGGCTTTTTTACTTCCACCGCGTGGCATGCTCCACCTCAAGGACAGCTTCAACGCCTTGGCGATCATTCCCGCCAATTACACCTGAGTAGCGCTCGGCCGGCGAGACCCACCACCTGAGGTTAACCAGCAAAGACGGCGTGGCGGCGTTGCAATAGCAGTGATTATTGGGTAGATTTCGACGTCCGCGGTCGAGCTATACTCGCGCGAGCGAAACGGCACGCTTAGATGCCGAACTGATGAGTTTCATGAAGAAGTTGATTTTGGTGTTCGCGCTCGCTTTGACGGGCTGTGCCAGTAATTCTGGTGTCGTGGCCATGGGTCCAGACATGTTCTTCGTATCCCGACAGGCCGCTACCGGCTTCTCTGGATCCGGCACACTGAAGGCGGAAGCGATGAGCGAGGCCGGCAAGTTCTGCTCTGGTAGAGGCAAGACGGCGACCGTTACCAGTGAAAAGGAAGCGCAGCCGCCTTTTATCTTTGGGAATTTCCCGAAAGCTGAAATCACATTTAAATGTGTTTAGCTGACTGGTTGAAATATGCCTACTCGCACAACTGACAGGGCTTCATTCGCTGGAGCAGAAACCGAAAACGAAAATTTCGAGCTAGGCTCGTTTACGCAAAATATCGTCTTACTCGAGTCCGCTGTGAACAGGATGGAAAAAGAGTTCGATAGCGGCGACCCCAACCCTGATCGACTCAATATATATCAGAGTGAAGTCCAATCACTACTGGGAGAACTTAAAGCACAGCAGGCTCGGGTAGTTGCTGCTCGTGGCACGCAAGACGAGAATGTCCAACGTCTTCAGCACCTGCTTCACAAAAGAATTGGCGCTATTCTAGATAGGGCTAAGGATTTCATGCGTGACGCGCAACGAAAACTTGCCTCACTAGATTCGCAGCGGGCAGAACTCGAATCATGTGCGACCTCGGCTGGCCGTGATACGTATGCACAAAAGCAGTCAGATAACCAGTGGCTCCAAGTGCAAGAAGCACCGGCCAAATATTTGAAAGCAGAAAACGCCGCGGAAGAATCTTCGCAATCACCAACGATTCCAGGGGACTTACTCTCTGATGCAGGGCCTGTGCTCGCCGCTGCCACCGCGCGCCTGAATGAAATCGCTAATAGCCATCCGGCACTAAAAGACGAGTTGCTTCCAGTTTTGAAGCAGCTCCTCGACATAACCATGACGGCAGTCATGCAAAAGGGAGCTTCAGGTGGCACGCCTCCGCGTGGCCCGGTTGACACCCCAGGCAAAGGCGGGGATGATGGCGAGATGGAAGCTCGAATCACAGCGCTGGAAAAAGATGTCGCCGCCATCAAGGTTGATGTTGCGGTAATCAAGGTCAATGGCGCAACGAAAAGTGATATAGCTGATACCAAAGCGGTTGTATCAGAGGCCAAGACCTCAATCATTTTATGGGTGGCTGGGGTTGTTATACTGGCTCAAGTCTTGCCCGCTTTACTGAAGCTGATCCCGCAATAGCGGGAACGACGACCAACGATGCCCGCCGAGAGCGGGCTTTTTTACGCTCAGAGCGCCGGCCCACGCAGGCAATAGCGCCGCGCCTTGCGCAGCACGAACCCCTGAAGTACCCGGGCTGGCGACGGGCAGCGGGACACATGATCTGCAGCCTGAATTGGCTCGGCCTGCTCCGATCCCTGTGACGCGCGCCCCTCGACGCCCTCCAGCCCGCGGCGCGCCTTGGTTGCGGTTGACTGCCTGGCCGTCGTGATGCGTGCCGCCAGGTCTTCGAGCATTGCCGTCGTAATTTCCACAGCCCCAAAGCGCGCCGGCCAGCCCGACACGAGAGGGTACGGGACGCCAAATGCCTCGGCCTCGATTCGGGTCAGCGACTTTACTTCGCCCCTGCCCTCCAGGTAGCGCGCCAGCGTCAGTTTTTGCGACATTTTCGGGCCTTTTTTCCCACGCACCCGTATCAGGTACTGTTGAGGTGTTGTTCTTGGCTGTTCGAAGAAGATCTTTCTAAGTTACTGGCTTCGATTTATCCCAGCAGAGCCTCGGTTCCAGAGCGTAACCCTCCCTATAGGCCGACAAGGAATCGGCTGTGTGGAGAGCTACTGCATCCCATGCTTTCGCCTTCGGACACTTTCGCTTGTTCGCAGACTTTCCAGGTGTTTCCACCTGCCCCCGGCGCGCTCTACGATCCACCCACGCGTTGCCCCTCTCGGTCGTCCTTGGGCTCTTAGGCCTGGGCGTCGGCGGTTTCCCCTCCCTACTCCAGGCATGCAATCAGCCAGACTCGGCCAATGGGCGCATCATAACATCGAAAATAGCCTTAGGCTAAAAATAGTTCTTGCGACGTTCTTAGCTTTAGGCTAAAGTTGCCTCCAACGCAGCGAGCTCAGCACCCCTTGAGCCGTAGAACTGGAGAGCTACATGAGCAAGCAGTGGGACGACGAATACATCAGCCAAGCCCTCGACGAAGAGATCGAACTGGCGCGCCTGGACAAGAACCTGCGCGGCAGAAAGCCAGCCGGCGCCGGTCGCGGCTCTCAGGTATGGCACTCAACGGGCCGCGCGCCGGTGGGCGGCTACGGCGGGCTGACCGCAACGCCTCTGCCCCAGTACCGCCGCGAGCCGCGCGACGCCGGTGAGCTGTGCATCCGCCGCGGCGTGAGCGTCAAGCACGACCACGATGAATTCAGCGTGTCGGCGTATGGCGGCAACAGCCGACGCGCGGTGACCGAGTTCTACGGCGCGCACC